AGTACTGTCCAGATATATCTTTCACCATCTGGTTTCTTCATAGCTTTTATAAACTCTTTATCATCTACCCATACCCATTCATGAATAGGTATATACTTATTCAGAAATGTTTTACTATAAATAGTTTTCCATTTATCTCTGAACTCTGTTATTTTATATCCTCTGCTACGCATAATGATTCTCCTCAAAAAATTCTTGTATTACTCTCAAGTCTTTGTAATTATGTTCTTTTAATTTAGATGTTGGAATATCATCAGCACTTTCTACATCATAATACTCTTCATAGTGTCTTTGCTCATCACCTATCCAAACATCATGTAAATTACCAAAATGTTTTTCAGCTAATTGTTTACTCATCTTTTAACTCCTCTACCATATCAATAGCATCACATACATTATCGTATGTTTCTACTGCTTGTGTTTCTGCGTCTTGTGCCAACTCACTTGCTTGTTGTGCAACATTCAAAGCATCTGACGCATAGTCTTTTGCTTGATATAATTTATCTAGTATTTGTTCTTTAGTCATATTGTTCTCCATTCATTGTTAATAAACTTCCAATGTACTTCATAATTGGTATCATCATAGACAACTATGTGATGCTTGTCAAGTTTCTTCCATGAACAATCAAACATAGACCATACACCTTCATGTTCTTCTATGAATTTTTTAGCACTTATGCTATTCTTTTCCATTGTGTTCTCCTTTCTTGGTTAGCTCCAAAGTAATCACTAATCCAATCACCATGTCGTAGGTAATGATTAATCATAGTGATATAACCTTGAACATTTTTTAGTTCTGCCTTTGCACCTTCAATTCTTGGTGTTCTATTCGCAAGTCTGCGTAGCTCTGGCAGTTTTTCTTTATTTGTTTTGAGCCACGAGAGTACATCATCTGCATTAAATGTTGCACTCTTTGGTAACTTCAATACGCTTGGGTGTATCTGTGATTTATGCATTTTATTCTCCTATTAAATCAATATAAATTTTACCAACACAAGTAGCTAAATCTGAATTATTATATTCATCTTCTATAATAAGATGGGATATATCTTCACTACCTTTGTCATGCTTAGGACTATTTATTTGTACGATAGCATCATCTGGGTATGCTTGTAGTTCTCTTATTAATTCTTTATTTGTCATTACATTCTCCTTAATATGCATCAGCATGGTTAGTAGTATGTTCTTCCCAAAGCCATTCCAATTCTTCCATAACTTCTTGTTCAGTTAGGTTTGGATTTGGGTGTGTTAAGTTCGTCATAACTTCAGACATGAAAGAATAAAAATCTTCATGTCCTTGTTTTAGTATATCGTATACATCTTCACACCAATACTCTTCATCTTGCATCATAAGATATTTTACTTGTGACATATTATCTCCTTTCTATAATAAATGTAATATGATTACTACAATATAAAATATTGTTTCTATATTTTCCATTACTTACCTTCTCTATCGTAGCGTTCTTCTTTAGCTAACCACTTTCTTATAAACTCTTTTAAATGTTCTGTCAACTCATCTCTTTTTAATAGAGTTTCAAAGACTGCTTTAGCAGAGCCTAATCTATACCATACATTAGACTTGTGTTCATCTTCTTTTTTCTTTTTAAACTGTAATACTGTCATATTCTTCTCTCCATTCTTTAGTTGCTGAAACAAGTTCTGGATTAACACTCATTATCTCATGTATATAAGCATCTCCATACTCCCATCTATCATATGTCATAGGTGATTTACATGCAGTAAACCATCTTGCGTATTCATTCTTATCTTCATTATCTTTCTTCTGATATGTCTTTAGAATTTTCCATTCAAAATACATACCATTATCTTCATTGACTACACGATATGTAGCATATGCATTGTCAATGTCTTTTGATTTACCAAATTTATTTTTCATTTTATTCTCCTTTTTGTATAGGCAGATGTATTGGTACGCAACTGTTTCCTCATCTATTAAGTGTCCTACAACTAGTATTTACCATTGGCACACCTATGTTAGTTATACTACGTCTTGAATGTATTAGATAAATATATTTAATACTTTTGAAATCCAAGATGTAGATGGTTTCACTTTAGAAACAAATTTACCAGATGTTATATCTCTATCAACTGCATGATAACCTTTGTTATAAAATCTAGCTACTAGTGGGTTTCCATATCTGTTAGTCATAAGATGTTCTCCTTTTTTTATTACCAAAAATGTTACCAATATGGTAACTGCTAATGTTGTGATAAATGAACATGCGTCTGTCTATCTATCACTCTTTGTCCAAAACAACCTGCCTTACAAATTCCACAATGTCCTTTGATTTTCTTATGTGTCTTAGGACATTTGAATTGTCTGGTATTGTCAGACATGGTTGTCTTGTGGTCATCACCATAAAACATGGTCGACCATTTATCAT